TTGTGGAGCACTCTGAGCACCGAAAACCCCGAGGATTCCTTCAATAAATCCAATAGCACTACACAAAAGACTGATGACCCAGAGAATTTTCATAAACCCAAACTCCTTTTAAATAAACACATTACTAGGATAATTCTCATAAAATGTTAGTAAAGTATTTTCAGGAAAATAGCGTATCACTGCCTATTTTTGACACTGATGCTGGGATAATTATTCCGATCGCTGGAGTTGCTCATGATGATACAGAGCGAGAATCAGGTCATAAGACCCTTGCCTGTCTTTGTAACCAGTTTTATCAACCAATTCAGCTTTACTGATTCCGGGTAAATCAAGAATCAGATTCGCAACTTCAATTGCCCTTTGGTACAACTTACCGCCTTTTTTCTCCCCATGCAGTGGTTTTACATTCTTCAGGTAACCGCTATCCGCCAGGGCGAGAAATGTTGCCCTTGGGCATATCTTCTTTCTTGACGATTCGCTTTCTGTAACCTCTGCGATAGCTGCATCCCATGCATCACGAGGAGTCATTGAGCTATCAGCCACCAAATGATAAGCGATTAAAGCAACGTGAGCGTATTGAGACATAATGCATCCATATACAAAAATCTTATGATAAGACTTTTCTAATATGAACACTGTGATCTCACATATTCTTGCAGGCCATTCAATTGGTTAGTTATGGTTTCGATGCGCTCTCTGAGAACGAAATAATCCCGTTGAGCGGTGTCAGTAAGTCTGGGGCTGGAAGCATCATCCACGCCGGAGGCGGCGGTGGTTTTATGCTTGTCCGGACAGACTGCTTTGACGTGCAGCCACTTACGACCAGCAGAAACATCAGCACGAAGACTTTCGATAGTCGCGTTAGCATCAGCAAGCTCCTTTGTGTATCTGGCGTCGAGTTCAGCTACATCATGTTGACGCTTCTGCATGTCAGCGATGATGGATGTGGCTTTGTCGCGCTGTTCTTTATAGGTCATGGCGTTATCACGGTAATGATTAACAGCCCATGACAGGCAGACGATGATGCTGATAACCAGAGCGGAGATAATCGCGGTTACTCTACTCATTGTTGCCCCCACAAACAGACTTCACGCTCAATCTCACGGCGAGTCATCAGCCCTTTCCATTGCTTACCGCCAGCGTATGTCCAGCGCCGTAGCTGATCACATGCGCCCTTGATATCGCCCTGGTTTATTTTGCGAAGAAGTGTCGATGTTCTGAAATTTCCAGCACCAACGTTGTAAACGAACGAGTAAAGAGCGCCGCGCGTTGTTTCCGGTATATCGACTTTGATGTACGGGTTAATTTGTCTGGCGACAGTGGCAAGGTCTTTATTCAGGAGGGCTTTGCATTCTGCTTCGGTATACGTTTTACCGAGCATAATGTCTTTTCCGGTGTGTCCGTGACATACAGTCCATACGCCAACAATATCTTTGTATGGTATGTAACTGACACCTTCCAGACCATCGTTACCACTTGGGCCAGTGATTAACACAGATGCTATAGCAATAGCCCCGCCACTTATCGCCGCTATTACGCTATTTCGTAGTGCCGGTGACATTGCCATTCAATCTGTCCTCGCGCTCTTTGCGCTTGTAGTACCAGTTGATGCCAAATGTGCCGACAGTACAAAGAATACCAATGATGACAGCCCAGTCATTCAGGGAGAGAATGCCACCCATCGCAGTCAGTCCTCCGAAGCTGTAACTGAACCATTCTCTGATTTTGTCCATACGGTACATGCTCTACCCCTTCATTGAGGGGATTTGCTCTATTTAATTAGGAATAAGGTCGATTACTGATAGAACAAATCCAGGCTACTGTGTTTAGTAATCAGATTTGTTCGTGACCGATATGCACGGGCAAAACGGCAGGAGGTTGTTAGCGCAGCCTCTTGCCACCCGCTTTCACGAAGGTCATGTGTAGAAGGCCGCAGCGTAACTATCACTGATGAATTCAGGATAGCCAGTGGCTACGGCTCAGTTTGGGTTGTGCTGTTGCTGGGCGGCGATGACGCCTGTACGCATTTGTTGATCCGGTTCTGCTTCCGGTATTCGCTTAATTCAGCACAACGGAAAGAGCACTCGGTGCATTTAAGCCAAGCCCCATAAGGGAGAATGCTCTTACCTGTTGCACAGATATAAAAAATCCCGAAACCGTTATGCAGGCTCTAACTATTACCTGCGAACTGTTTCGGGATTGCATTTTGCAGACCTCTCAGCCTGCGATGGTTGGAGTTCCAGACGATACGTCGAAGTGACCAACTAGGCGGAATCGGTAGTAAGCGCCGCCTCTTTTCATCTCACTACCACAACGAGCGAATTAACCCATCGTTGGGTCAAATTTACCCAACTTTATTCAAAAAGTCAATATCATGCCGTTAATATGTTGCCATCCGTGGCAATCATGCTGCTAACGTGTGACCGCATTCAAAATGTTGTCTGCGATTGACTCTTCTTTGTGGCATTGCACCACCAGAGCGTCATACAGCGGCTTAACAGTGCGTGACCATGTGGGTTGGGTAAGGTTGGGGATTAGCATCGTTACAGCGCGATATGCGGCGCTTGCTGGCATCCTTGAATAGCCGACGCCTTTGCATCTTCCACACTCTTTCTCAACAACTCTCCCCCACTGCTCTGTTTTGGCAATATCAACCGCACGGCCTGTACCGTGGCAATCTCTGCATCTTGCGCCCGGCGTCGCGGCACTACGGCAATAATCCGCATAAGCGAATGTTGCGAGCACTTGCAGTACCTTTGCCTTAGTATTTCCTTCGAGCTTTGCCACACCACGATATTTCCCCGATACCTTGTGTGCAAATTGCATCAGATAGTTGATAGCCTTTTGTTTGTCATTCTGGCTGAGTTCGTGCTTGCCGCAGAATGCAGCCATACCGAATCCGGCTTGTGATTGCGCCATCCCCATAGCAGCCATCACATCAGTACCGGAAAGAGAGTCAGAAGCCGTAGCCCGTGGTGAGTCACTCATCATTGGGCTTTTTGGCGAATGAAATTTAGCTACGCTTTCGAGTCTCATGGCCTTCCCCTTTTGCCCTGTTTGACCATCAGGACGCCGTTAACTATTACGTGACGCTCGCCTTTGCTGTCTCGGTTGTACTTGAGCACTGTTCCTCTTGCGCAGGAAAGCATCCTTGCCACTTCGGTCTGATTGCCTCGTGTCTGGATAAGAAGCTCTGGTATCGTTTGAATTGTGGCGTTCATGCGTTCTCCAGTTCGGTGATTTTTATTCCAAGCCTTCCGCCTGGTACTTTCACGCCACGAATTACGCGAATGTCATCGAATTGCTCGTCGTCTTCCGCAAATCCGGCGTGGATAAGGGAGTCGAGTAAACCTTTCAGGATGTTGTCGAGGTCGCGACGGCGGGAGTCCGGAACGTCTGCGATGACTTTGATACGGAGTCGTGATTTGGTGAAAATGTCTAACTTGAGTTGGCGGATGATTTGCTGAACGTCTTTTCGGTATTTCTGGCCTTTGTCGCTTATGTAATATTGGCTTCCCCGTCTTCGCCAGTAGGTATTCACCGACGGCGGGTATGGGAGCACAAACTGATATTCGTTCATGACTTAATCTTCCCCTCCTTCAGCAGTATCGCCTGCGTCCTGATCACGCCTTCGAGGTGGTAAAGTCTGGCGTCTTTGTTGTCGAGATTATGGGTGCGTCGGTCGATTTCATCGTGACACGCGCTACAAGCCCATGCGCCGATCAGGTCGTCAGGCTTCATTCCCGTTCCGCAAATTCCAGCCATCCGGTAATGTGCCAGAACTGTAGTTTCAGGATTGCCATTGCATACGCCGTAAATACGTACCTGGCATTCTCTGCCGCGCGCTTCTTTGCGTAGGTTAGCCATTTACCTTCCCTCGCAATTGAAGAATTGACTGAAGGTCTTTTTTAATAAATATGCGAGTGCGAATTGAGCAGTAGTTTTCCTTCATTCTGGCGTAGTAATAGTCTTTTCTTTGCTTAAGCTTGTTGGCATCCGCTGTCATCCAGTCTTTTACAGCAAACTTAATTAACCAGCGGTGGCAGAGATACCATTTCAGGTAATCACTCATCGTCTTCTTCCTCGTACATTGAGCTATTCGGATCGCTCATCAGTTCTGCGCAGCAGTGCTCACACACGTGAACTTCCAGCACATGCAGCTTCTGACCGCAGTTAGCGCACGTTAAAGCTCGCTCGACGCTTTCTTTCTGGTATTGAATGGATTGGGATGGGCTAAGCATTATTGGCGTCCTGCATCATGAGAAAGACAATCATGGCAGCGCGGAGTGGGTTTTCATCTTGAGTCATATGATATGGGGTACTATCACCGCCAACTTTTCTATGCGCTGCCTTCCATAATCCATTTTCTGGTGCTGGAATAATTCCAATTCTGTTCTCTACGATAATCGGCTCTGCGTCTGATGGGCTTTTACAGTAATCAACCGTTTTTATTGCATAACCAGTTTCGTCATCCCACTCAACACCAACGATTGATGTTCCCAACTTTGCGATTTCGCAATCTTCGGGAGCAAATCCACAGCAAATTGCCACTCGCTTGTTAATTTCAAAATCACTTAACTGTGAATAATCCATTGTCATTTCCTCGCACGATGTCTTAGCCACCGGATATCCCACAGGTGAGCTGTGTAATTGAAGGTTTTTACGTCAGATTCTTTTGGGATTGGCTTGCGTTTGTTTCTGGAGCGCTTCGTTGGAAGGTATTTGCAGTTTTCGCAGATGATGTCGGTGAAACTTCGTCGCTGTCGTCTCATTCGTACCTCCTGTCGGTAAATCTGACACCCTGACCAATAGCCCAGGCTGTTGTGTACTCGATCAGACTTGCCATGCGCTTCACGCTCATCTGCGCGCTGCTTTCGCGAATGTTGACGTATTCGCCTTCAAGCCCGGGCAAAACATCAGTTTCCAGGTTTGTTGCCACTGCATGACCGCTAATCAACAAAACCTTCCATTGTTCCGGTTTTAACCATTTGCCGCACCATTGAACCTGACGAGCGATATCTGCGACCATCGCGTGAAATTTTGCGTTCTGGTCAAGGTTGCGCTTGTAGTCAGTAATGCGGATGGTGACTGGCTTGTCTTTATCGAGTGGTGTTGCGAGGATGGCATTTATTGCAGCTTGCTGTTGTTGCTTAGTTCGGAGGAAGATTGTTTGCTTCATCGAAAATTCTTCTCTTTAATTCCAGCGGCTCTGATAGCTTTCATTACTGCAATTATCGTTTTGTCACGCCCATCCTCATAACCCATCGCATAAGCACCTTCTTCACCATCTTTCCAAAAGTCGTCATTCGATTCGGGCCAGTCGATATCCAGTTCAAAAGCTGCTCGCGATGCCTGCCACGTTTGCCAGTGGCCTTGAACATCGTTCATCACGTATTGACCACCAATATTACCGCTGCCAATTTCATGGTGATTTTCAGGGTAACGGATAAGGTCTGAAGATTCGCCTCCACGTCGCAACCAACTTTCTTCAAACTGCTTTCTTGATTCGTCCATATCACTCTCCATCGATGATTTTTTGGGTCACCAATAATATTTGATAGTCGCCATAATTATCGGTAGCAACGCGCAGAGGACTGAAAACCGTAAAACAAAACCTACTCCCAATATGCGATATCCATTATTCCAGAGAACAAAACTCATCATCAGAAGGAATCCATGAAAAATCGCGACAAGAAATAAACTACAAATAAATGCATTTACCATCGGTACTTACCCCTCGCTCTTAATCCAATAAAAAAGGGCTACTGTGTAAATAGCCCCTGTTATTAGCTCAGTGATGTAGATGGTCATACGTCAGCCCCTTGTGCATATCGTC